TTATTCATATCTATTGATCCTGCCATTGTTCCTCCTGCCAATGGAAGATAATCTACAACTAAATCATCTACGTATTTTTTAGTAGAAGCATCAGCATCGTTAATTGGCGTTGGTAAATTTTGTATAAAATATGTATTATTCATATCTATTGATCCTGCCATCGTTCCACCTGTTAATAACAGATAAGTCCCTACTGGGCTTGTCGTATCTAATCTAACCTCTCCTGTATTGTTTCTATAATAAATATGATGATCGTCTTTTGTAAAAACAGCTCCCTCTGTTGCCGGGAAACCTGCTGCTAATTGATCTAAATATAATTCTTTCCATTTATTTGTTGAACTACCTAATCCTACATCTGTTGAATCTGCTGGCTTTATATTCTTAGCCCAAACAATAAATTCTGCGTCTACGTTTCTATCTAAATCAGCTCCTAAAAGAATACTTCCTAATTCGTATCCAGTTGTTGCGTGTTCTATATATGCTATGCCACCCTCTCCATTATCACTTCCTATATTTAATATCACATCTTGTCCACTAGCGCTATAAATAGATGTATAGTTTGATTCTATTGTAAAATAAGATGACCCAGCATAAGTCCTGCCGTATAATTTGCCAGCTGATACTACTCCATCAAAGAACTCTATATTGGCCGTTCCGGTAGAGCTATCTAAAACTATGTCGCCATCAACTGAACTCAATGTTGTTGCTGCTATAACCCAACCACCAATATTTCCTGCCTCTGCTTCTATCTTTCCCTCTATAACTAACACATCTCCGTCCCAATGCATCCCGGCGTTTGCTTTGATCGCTGCCTCTCTAACCATTTGAGCAGTTACTCCACCGACACTCTTTACATCATTTGCTTTGCTGTCAGTTGATAATACTGGCTTTATATCAATCCCTATTAACTCTAATGTAACCTCTGTCGGGGTATAATCAATCCTATATATTTTCATATTAGTTCCAAATATAGTCTGATTCCCATCAATGTTTAATATCTTACAGGTATCTCCTGGCCTAATTCCTGCTATGTCATAATCTTTTCCTGATATAGTTATAGCAATCAATCTCTTGCTATCTTTATTATTTGCTATATTAGAATTTCCAGTAAAATCAGAAATGACATCTGTTGAGATTTCACTATCAACCAACAGACCTGTTATGTTATCAAAATTATTCTGACTTGTTGCGTCCTGATATAAATTATCAACTACCGTCCCTGATTTTTCTCCGTTCCAAATGAAATAAGTATTTATTACATCTTCTATATTCTTATGTCCATCTATTCCTATAATATGTTTTCCTAAAACAAAGCTATGATCGGCCGTTGCTGATTGATCTTTCAAATAAAATTTACCAGAAGCATCTATATACCAATGCCAACCAGTATCAATATATTTTTCTAATAACCTAATTGCGTCTATATGTTTCTCTTGGCTAAATACGACAGTTATATCATTACCAGTATTGTCTATGTTTGTATAGTCATTTGAAATATAAAGAGCTGAAACCAATGATCTATGGTTTGTAATTATACCCTCAATTATATCTCCTATCTCTGTCGCAGTCCAAGTAATGTCAAAATTATCTTTTACGCTTGTTCCATCTCTGTAAAATTCATTATTTAATTTTGCTATGTTTGGTAAAATAGTTACCTCTACACTCTCTGATCCATTTCTATAATATGGATTGAACGCAGAAATATAACCCGTATAAACTAACGCGCTATCATTGTAATCATCTGTTAGATGAACTTCTACTTTATAATTAAAATCTAAATCTGTTCCCTCTCCATAATCGTCTAACGATCTATCCAATTTCAAAACTAATTCTCCTAACCCACCATTAAGAGAATATGTAAATTCTGGTTGTGATATGACATCATCTAACGCTTTAACAAATGTGTCAGTTATGTCATATATTTTATATATATATTTTGGTTGCATATCTATAAATATGTGAGGTAATAAACTACATCTAAATCTATATTAAATGCTCCTGCATCTGTTGTAGTTAATGTGTAACTATTAGTTCCTAGATCAAACTCTGGGAATACACCATCAAAATCAACATCTACTCCACCTACTTGGCAAGTCATATTATCACAATCTATCGTTAATACTTCTGCATCTGCAAATGCTCTTGTTATCTCTATATATTGATCGGTTGTATTATTTTTAAATCTCAATTTCGTCATCGTGGTTTCGTTATCAATCGTAATCACAATAACTGGCTTTGGTGCTTTTGATCCTGCTAATATTAAACCTATTGCGTCTGTGTGTGGCGAGCTTGTTATATCATCATCGCTATAAGTTATTGAACTTGTTGCCTTTCCCTCTCCTGATGGCACAATAAACTCTGCTTCCCAAGGTATATGTGTTACATTGTATGATTCTTGATCAAACATATGCGACAAACAAATGGCTACATACCTGCGCTTTAATCCTCCGTCTGGTGTTATATCAAGATTTTTATCTTGCCTGCTGAATAATTCTTTAAATGTATCTACCTTTGTTTGTAAATCTGCTGGGGATGATCCAACTATAACTCCTTTCAATAATATTCTTTTGCTTCTAAAATTATTTGATATTAAAACTTCTCCTGATCTATTCGGTAATTTTACTAATTCCAAATCTCTTTCAGGCGCTGTCTGATGTTTTGAGTATTCTAAAAAATAAGTTGTGTTTGATATTGTAGTATTGTCAAATTTTAATTCTATCATATACCCATTGAGCTTAATTTTGCTCCCCTATTTAATGATTTAGTTATTTGTTTAATGAAATTTTCTTTGTCTACTATACTTGCTCCACTAAAATCAAAGTTAAAAGTATTCCCTGACTTCCCATTAGCCGGAATAACATTTTCTCCTTTGTGTAATTGATATAATCCTGTTTCCGGTATAAATCCACCAGTTTCACGGCTTCCTTTTACTAAACTTTCTCCTATTGATCCACCAATAATAGTTCCTAAAAACTTTTTAGCTCCACCAAATTCTTTCATAAGTTCAATAGCTTTCCTTACTTGAAACACAACAAATGAAATAGCTGCTGTCAATGCAATTACAGATAATGTTATTGACATTATTATCAATCCAACAGGATTTAATAATGAAAACATAACTAATAATGGGCCAAGGACAAGCAATACTGCTCCTAATGCTGCTGTAAATTGAACTATTCCTCTAACCATTTCAGGATTTTTTACAGTCCATTCCTCTACTGCTTTTACTCCATCAACAAGTTTTTTAACATAAGGTGTAACTACCGGCAATAACTGGTTACCTATTGTTTCCTTTAAATCTTTCATTGCAGCATTTAACGCTTTCACTCTGTTAGCGTAAGTATGTGATGTTCTGTCTAAATCTCCCTGTGCATCTACTGATTTCTCATATAACAAGTTAATTGTAGCCAATGCTTTAGCTTCACTTGTCAATTCCTCTCCCTCTTTTACTAGGCCTGCACGATATGCTTCTGCTTTAATATCTACTTCTCCTATAACAATACCTAATGTTTTTAAACTTTCTCTTTCTCCTGTTAGAGCAGAAGTAAAAGAATGGATGACATCTGCATCCTGTCTGTTATTAAACGAAGCTACATCTAATGCAAGTTGCACCATTTTCTTGCTCATATCTGCTGCTAGCTCTGTTTCTAATCCCATTGGTTTTAACACATCTGCAATTCCAGCAGAGAATGCTTTTATATCCTGCCTTGCTCTACCAACATTACTAGCAAACCCAACGGCCCATTTGTTCATCGTATCTTCCATTCCTCTAAATACAACATTGAATTTTGATTGTGTTTCCTCGGCAGCAGAAGCTATCTTTATAGTTTGAAACGCAGCAAAGGTTATAGCAGCACCCATTGCTGTTGCTGCAATGCCTACTTTTCTCATTCCTGCTTGCATTCCTGCTAGCTTTCCTTTAATGCCCTCTAATTTTTTGCTAGCCTTATCCTGCGCATCTATCAATATTTGTAGTTTTTGAGTTGTCATTTTTATTTCTGTTAGTAATAATATCGGCTACTATCTTTATAAACCAAGTCGGTTGACTTCTATAAGTCAAATAATCCCAACCCATTTCAATACAGATAATAGCCATATTCAATCTACTTATTGCTATTTTTTTTTTATGCCTGCGCTTTGATCTTCTTCTTGTGCATCCTTTGTAATCTTCTCTATCTCCGAAGTAACAAACATATAATCCTTTAGCCTCATTTCTAAAATGGTATCTAATATCTTATCTGTATTGTCATCTACTGAAACAACCATTATCTCAATAGCTTTGTGAGTCTGCTCTGTTATGAAACTACCATTGTTTAGACTTAAATTTGCTTCCTTATTGTTTTCATTAGCAATAGCTGACAAATTCACTGACTTATATAGTATATCTTGTATCTGTTCGCTTTCTCCACCTGTGATATAAGTCTTAATCTTAACGCTAGCTCCACTTGGAGTTGTAATTGTTTTGGTTTCTCTTTCCATTATATTTAGATTAAATTAATTAGTCCATCTATTTAGATAACTGTTTGTTTTTTTGTGGCATTCTTTGCAAAGAGTTCTACCATTATCAATCGCAAATCTTAATTCAGGGTATTGAGCAAATGGTTTGATGTGGTCGGCTTCTAAATTACCACCCCTTTTCCCACAAAATATACAAGTATAATTATCTCTTTCAAATACTGCTTTACGCCATAATTTCATTTCAAGTGAGTTTCTTATCTTGGCATTTATTGGAGTAATACCACCTTTCCAAAAATTACATTTTTCTTTTTCCATATATCCTTTCAATCCTTTATTCCAAGCAATTTGTTTCCCCTTTGTTCCTTTATTCCAAGGAGTTTGTCCTTTCTTGAATTCTGTCTTTAGAGAAGTATGTTTCCCTTTTTGAAATCCATTAGCATTACCTTTCATTGCTTTCTTTATTTTTTCTTTTGTTTTATCGTTCCCAAGAAACCTATGTCCCTTTTGAAAACCTTGTAATCCTTTTGGCATAATAATTTAATTACTAATCTCCATAAACTACTCCAGATGTCCTGTTTACTAATGATATTGCTATCGCTTTTCCATCGTTTCTATCATATAATATCTCAAACTCTTGATTGTCGTAGATATATTCGCCAACTTCTATTGGATTGCTATTTGGATTAAGTTTAACCTTATGAAACTTGAATGATAATTGATCCCAAGTAGTTCTATCTGTTTTAATAAATCTTCCCTTTGAGATTAAAGTAATAGCTTGTTTGGTTTTATCTATCCATTTTCTATGTTGATCTACGCTATCAAACAATTTCTTTGTCATTATTCTACCCTCTTTCATCTTTGGTAATATCTTAATAGGATCGTGTTGTCCTGAAGCTGCTTGTTCAAATAGATTATTCTTCATCTCAATAACAAAGTCTTGAAATGGAGTGGCCGTTGCCTTTGCTCCTGAAGCTGTGGTTGCTGCTGTTTCATCTACTCCAACACCTATCAACGTATTCCCCTCAAACAAAGGATCTTGTAATGTTGGCGCTGAATAAGTTTGTTTCTTAAGATAAACACTTGCTCCTAATGCTGCTGTTACTGTCGTTGCTGCGAATGCGATTGTAACTCCGTCTGCATCTACACTTGTGATTGTTATATCAACTCCTCCTGTAACGACAACATCTCCTGCTACAAGCCCCTCTGTTGGCTTTAAGATATAATCTTGATTAAATACTGCTTCTGTCATTCCTGCTCCTGTGAGGGCTACTGCTAATGTAGTTGTGCTGAATTGTCCTACTGCTTTAATGTCAATGGTTGCTTTTAATTTGTCGTTGTCAAAATCTAACTTCAAATTATCTGCTTTTACTCCCCAATATCTTTGTGCATATAATCCTTTTGCTACTTCTATTGTATAGCTCTTTGGATTAGCTGCCGTGAATTGATGAGTATAGCCATCGGCTGCATCTCCGGTTGTGTTTCCTTTCTTATAAAACATATTAAATATATGTCCTAATGTGTCAGGGTCGGCATAAAGTTCTACTGGCCCACCGTGTAAATGTCTACCTTTCAATAGATCATCTGACTTCCAGTCTAATCCAGCTATTCTTTCATCAGGATTTCTTCCTAAATTAGAAACTATCCCCTCGTTTATAAGTGGTAAGAATACGTCTGGGGTAACTGGAGTGTTCTCAATAGCTTCAACTTTCAAAGCTATATATTGTTGATCTGATAAATAATTAGGCATATTTATTTGTTATCTTTTTTAACTTCTAATGGTTTATCACTGACCTTTTCAAAATTAATGTTGTGAAAACCTTGTGGCATATTTCTAATTTCCCCAGATTTAATTAATCCTATGCCCGGGATTGTCAAATCTTTTTCGCTAGTATTTCTATACTTCATAAATTATATTATTATATTAAAATATTTTGTCCAAAACTTTTTATTAAAATTTGTTTATGTGCTTTTGATAACTTCTTTATCATTTGTTTAGGCATCTTTTTGTCCAACCAATATCTCGTTGGGTTTTTACTTACTGTTTTACTTATTTTTCTTTTTGTTTCATCTGAATGATGTTGTCCTTTAAGCATAATTTTGAACTAATACTACACATTGAATAATAAACTCGCTTGCAAATATAGCTCTATCTTTTGTTATTTCCTCAAATTCTATCGGAGTTACATTGACTTTCATTACACTTATCACATCGCTAACTGTAAGCTGTGGATCTTGATCAAACATTACCATTACTGCGTCTGTTATTGATAACCTTATTGCTGAAGTTTGCGCCGGTGTCTTAGTTCCTACTTCCTGATATAATCTAACTTTAAACTCTATGATCCTCTCGTTCCTATCTGTGTCTATTATTTCGCCCTCTCCTGCACTCTCCAATACCATCGCATAAGGATAACCAGTTGGTTCTGTTGGATTTACTGTATAAACTGCTACAAAAGCATCCTCGCCACCTATTTGTAAAGCAGCTAACTTAGTTATTATTACACTTTTTAACCCTGTATAAGTTGTTATCATCTATATTTTGCTAATTGTTTTATTATATTATTGATCATTTCTTTAAAGAATCTATTTATTCTACTTTCGTTTTGCCTCAATGCGTTATCTAAAAACTTTGCCTCTCCTGTTGTATGTCTAAAATGTAAGTTTTCGTGTTGACTCAATGCGTATTTAACATTACTCCCTACTGAAACCTGCTTATCTCCTGACCTAGCTTTATGTCCTTTCTGAATTGATCGCCTTAAGTGTCCTTGGTCTACCGGAGTTTTTCTTTTCGCGCTTCTTTCCACTACTGCTGCTGATTTATTTAGAGCATCTGACATTTCTTTCCTGACTATCTTTCCAACATTACCATAAGCATTCATTAGTTGCTCTATATTTTTAATTTTAATATCTATCATTTTACTATCAACAATTCTAAATGTTGGTTACCTCCTATTAAAAATGTTTTAACTTCTTTTGCCTGAAACGTATCACTTCCCACTACTATCTGATCTCCTATTAAAATATCTAATACTGGACACCACATATTATATAATGTGTAAAACGAACCATCATCTAACTCCTGCTTCTCTCCACTCTCTTGTTGTATGTGGCCTTTTTCCCCCGTTAAGTTTTCTTCAAACGCTGATTCATCTGTCTTTAAGCGATTTGTTGAAAACGAGGTTGTATAAAAAATGTTAATAGACATTCTACTATATATTAATTCTTCTATAACTATTTAATACTGCTATTGCTCTGTCTAATTTACTCTTATTTTTTTCTGTTTTCCTATAAGTGATTGAATAATTACCTATGCTCTCGCTTTCTGTTTCCCCCTCTGATTGCCACGCTTCCTCTATTATCAAAGAAGCAAGTGTTGTTGCAGCCAATTCAATGTCACTAGGGACTTCTTCTGAATATCCCCACTTGGCCGTTACATCAATATTCTTATGTGCCTTTGTGAAAATACCACTATAATATACTTTATTTTTTGGTGTTCTGTTGTATGGATATGTATAATAATCATCTGAATCTAATTCGTCTTTAGTCGTTGTTGGATCTCCCATTTCTATCTTAGTTAACGAAATACAATCATCAACCAAAAGCACGTGCGATCCATCTCCGTCAAAATATCTAATTGAAGCAGTTGAGTCTGCTATAAAATTCCTACAAGTAAAACCATCTATGATTGCCTCAACGCTTTCTATCCAACTGTTTATCTGTGTATCATAAGAACTATCTATGTCTACTAACATATATCGTTCTATATTATTTTTTGATGTGTATCCTTTCATAAAAATTATTAATTACAAATATTAGGCATTCTAGAATATGGAGATGTTTTTTTAGTATAAGGCGATGTTCCCGGACAGTATGGATTTATCTTTTTGAAAACTTCTATTACATCTGCGCCTACACCACTATCACTCAAACTTAATTGTGCTATTATCGCTAAGGCCTCCTTTCCTGATCCAGTATCGTTCAATGAAACTTGTGCTAATATAGTCGCTGCTTCAACCCCTAGTCCTGTATCGCTTAATATAATTTGATTCAATATTGATAATCCCTCTGTTCCTATGCCTGTATCTGATAAAGCTATCTTACCTAATATACTTAATACTTCTGATCCAACTCCTACATCACTAATAGTTAATGACATAAGTGTTGATAATGCCTCTACTCCTAATCCTGTATCTGATAGAGCTACATTAGTCAGTATTGATAATGCTTCCACTCCAGTTCCAGTATCAGACAAAGTCATTTCTTTGTTCCTTGTAATATTCTCTACTCCTGACCCTAAATCTGCTAACGATATTTGTGCTAATATATTTAATGCTTCAATTCCTACTCCTGTATCACTGACACTTATCGCGTTTGTTAATGAATTTATTATATCTATTCCTATACCTGTATCACTTAATGATAGATTGACTAATATATCTAGTGCCTCTGCTCCTATACCTGTGTCTGATAAGGCTATACTTATTAATAATGTTAATGCATCTGCTCCAGATCCTGTATCACTTAATGCTATTTTAGCCAGTAATGCTAGTGATTCTGCGCCTGCACCTGTGTCTGATGCTGTTATTTGGCTCAATATATCTGCCAATGCATCCACCCCTGTGCCGGTATCACTTAAAGATAGTTCTGACAATAGTGCTGTTATTGCGTCCACCCCTGATCCTGTATCTGATATTCCTAGTTGTGCTAATAATTCGTTTATTGTATCTACTCCAGCGCCAGTATCTGACTCTGACTTTTCCCAGTAATCTAATCCATCATAAGTTGGCTTGTCAAATATTATTCTATCTAACATATTATATATTGTTTTTAATCCAGTTTACATCTGTCTTTATAACTTCAATATCTGTCTTTATCT